AAAGTTTGCAGTCATGTCGTCAGTATATTCAACTATTGCTAAAGACAAAGCTGGAACCGTCAACAATAACAAAAAGAACGTTTATTATTCAGTAAAGGAGTCCATAGACAAACTTGTAGATGCACTCAAGTATGTCGTTAGGTATAATTCATAATGGGTAGAGATATTGTAAAAAACCTTAAATTTAAAAAACATTCTGGCAAACACTTCGATCCAGAAAAGTTTGCAAACCTATTAGATGAAGCATACCGAAACACAAAAAGAGCAGATGGCGAAATGACAAAAAAAACATTTAGTCCAAGCAACTTAGGATACGGACATGGAAAATGTCCTAGATACTGGTACATGGCATTTTCTGGGGCAGTTTTTATTGACGATAATGACGCAGTTGCAGTTGCAAACATGGCCCAAGGAACTCAGGCTCACGAAAGACTTCAAAAACTTATTTCAACAATGCCTGAATGGCGGGCGGAAGAAGAAGAAATAATTAACGAGTACCCTCCTATTAGAGGCTTCATAGATTTAATTATGGAGTATGATGGCGAAACGGTTATTGGCGAAATTAAAACTGCTAAACAAGAAGTTTGGGATACAAGACAATCTGAAATGAAATCTTCTCCCAATCACATGCTACAGCTATTAACCTATATGAAATTAAAAAATGCTAAAGAAGGTTTCTTTTTGTATGAAAATAAAAATACTCAAGAAATATTAATTATACCTATATCAATGAATGAAAAAAATAAAAAAATTATTGAAGAGGCCTTTCTCTGGATGCAAGAAGTTTATGATAACTTTAAAGATGGAGATATACCGATGAGGCCAGCAGGAGCAACTAAATCTAAAATGCCGTGCACATATTGTCCAATTAAAAAAGAATGCTACAGCACAAGTACTCCAGTAGGCACCGTTCAAATTGAGATGTATGAGGCTCCATCATTATGATATGTATAAATTCAGAATGCAAAAAAGAGTTTGATCCTAAAACTCATAATCAAAAATATTGTTCTGATGAATGCTGCAGGGTTGCCACAAATAAAAGAATTATGGAAAAATATTATGAAAAAAAGGCAATAAAAAATGGTGCCTTGAGAAATTGCAAAAAATGTAAATCTGTTTTAAGTAGATATAATTTAGATAATATATGCTCATCTTGTCAAAAAATTAATTACCAAAAGACAAAAAAAATGCTTTCGGAGATTATAGATGACATTAGCTAATTTAGTAAAAATAAAGGCAAACAGAGTCTTAGGTATTGATGCCTCAACTAGCTCAATAGCGTTTTGTTTAATGGAAAATGATGTGCCATTAAAATGGGGAAAAATTAATCTTGTAGGCGAAGATATATACGAAAAAATTTATGACGCTAAAAAAAAGATGTCAGTAATGTTGGGGGATCTTAAAAGCGACTATATTGCGGTTGAAGGGGCCATACTTGTCAGATCAGCTGATGCTGTGATAAAATTGTCTTATGTCTATGGAGTTGTTATTGCTGAGCTTATGTCTACTGGTGCTAAGGTTATTACAATTAGCCCATCCTCGTGGCAGGCGTATATTGGCAACAAAAATCCAACGAAAGATGAAAAGTCTGCAATAAAGTTAGCAAATCCAGGATATGCAGAATCTTGGTATAAAAATCAATTAAGAAACATGCGTAAGCAAAGAACTGTAGATTATTTTAATAAAAAATATAATCTATCTATAACAGATTTTGACGTGGCAGATTCATTCGGAATTGCTCACTATAGCAATCAAGTATTAACGAAAAGGTGATTATGATTATTCAAATTATTGGACTTCCTGGCTCTGGTAAAACAGAGCTTGCAAAAGCACTTAAAGAAAGAATTAATGCTATTCATCTTAATGCTGATGAGGTTAGATCTACAGTTAATTCTGATCTTGGATTTACTGCCGACGATAGGATTGAGCAGGCTCGTCGCATGGGGGAGATGGCAAGGCTAATTGCTAATCAAGGTGTTGCTCCTGTCATTGTTGACTTTGTTTGCCCTACAAAAGAAACTAGAGAAGCTTTTGGCCCAGCAAATGTTGTTGTTTGGGTAGATAGAATTAAGCAAGGTAGATTTGAAGATACAAACAAAATGTGGCAAGACCCAGAAAGATTTGATATTAGAATTATAAACGGATACACATTAGAGCAAGAAGTAGACACTGTTATAGAGGCGGGTGGGCTATTTGATTGGTCTGCTCCCACAACACTTCAACTAGGTAGATATCAGCCTTGGCATGAAGGACATCAAGCTCTTAAGGAAGAGGCTCACAAAAGAACTAAGCAAGTGTTTGTGGGTGTTCGCAATACATATAAGACATCAGAAAAAGATCCATTAAAGTATGATGAGGTTGCAACGTATATTAAGCAAGGCAATCCATTTAAAAATACATTAGTATTAAGACTACCTAATATTACTAACATTGTATACGGCAGAGATGTTGGATATAAAATTGAGCAAGTAGATTTGGGGGCAAACATACATGCTATATCGGCTACGCAAAAACGTAAAGAAATGGGCATCTAAGATATTAGATAAAATAGGAAATGATAAAATGGAGTGGCCTTCGTGAATGTATCTAAACAAAGATCGGCACTAAAGGCAATTACATGGCGTTTTATTGGAACGGCAGATACATTTGCTATATCTTGGGTTATAACAAAAGAGCCAGTAACAGCAGGTGCCATTGCAAGTTTTGAGGTATTTACAAAAACAATTCTTTATTATTTTCATGAACGTGGATGGAATAAAGTCAAATGGGGAAGAGCATGAAATTGTATCAAAGTAAAGATTGGCTGCATAGAAGATATGTAGTTCAAAAGAAAACAGTTACAGAAATAGCTATAGAATGCAATGTCTCTGCTATGACCATACAGAGATATTTAGAAAAATTTAAATTAATTAGGAGGCGGTAATGGCACTAGAACCAGTTTTTGCAGATTCAAAAGAATTTAGGTATGATGATTTGTACTTGCTTACAGTAGGCACTGAGGCTGGAAAAGAAATATTAAATACATGCCTTGAAATTGCTCATATGTTAATTAAGAAAAATATTTCTTATGGCAATTCAGCACTAGACCCTGTGCGTATATTTTCAAAGGCAGGCCCAAAAGAACAGTTATATGTTCGAATTGATGATAAGTTAAATAGACTTATTAAAGGAGAAGAATACCCTGGAGATAATGATATTGATGATTTAATCGGATATCTTATATTGCTAAAGGTTGCAAAGGAATTTGCTATTTCAGTTGACTAGAAGTATAATAGTTTAATGACAGAATTAGAGCCAGCGGTACATTTTGACCGAATGAACAAAGTCGTAGAAGAACTATTAAAAGGGAATTCTGCAACACAAATAGCCACGCTTACTGGATTTTCTAGAAAAGAAGTACTTGAATTTATTGATGAGTGGAAGGGTGTTGTACATAACGATAGCAATATTCGTGATCGTGCTAGAGAAGCAATATCTGGAGCCGACCAACACTACGCTATGCTAATCAAAGAGGCCTGGAAGACGGTAGAAGACGCAGACACACAAGGTCAGCTAAATGTTAAAGCTGGAGCTCTAAAGCTTATAGCTGACATAGAGACTAAAAGAATTGCTATGCTGCAGTCAGTTGGGGTTTTAGAAAATACAGAAATTGCCTCACAGCTTGCTGAAACAGAAAGAAAACAAGAGATACTTGTCGGTATCTTAAAAGAAGTTACAGCTGGTTGTTCTAAATGCAAAATGGATGTAGCCAAAAGATTATCTCAAATCACTGGTATAGTTGAGCCAGTTTATATAGACACAGAAACAATAGTTAACTAATGTCATCGTTTGATTTTTCTGATTTAATTGATATTTTAGATGGCGAAGAGTTTGAAGAGAAGCCAGTCGATTTAAGAACTTTTGTAAATGATCCAAACTATCTTGGACTCCCAGCCCTGTCTGACTATCAATATATCTTAATAGAAAAAAGTTCTCAAATATATAAAGAGCCAACACTTAAAAAATTATTTGGAGAAGAAGAAGGGCACACAAGGTTTAAGCAAACTGCAAATGAAGTTGTAGCGCAGCTAGGAAAAGGATCGGGCAAAGACTACTGTTCAACAATCGCTGTTGCTTACATAGTTTATTTGCTACTATGTTTAAAAGACCCAGCCACATATTACGGTAAGCCTCCAGGAGACAGTATAGACATTATTAATATTGCGATTAACTCACAACAAGCAAACAATGTTTTTTTTAAAGGATTTAAAAGCAGAATTGATAAGTCTCCGTGGTTTGCTGGTAAATACTATGCCAAAGCATCGGAGATACAATTTAATAAAGCAATCACTGTTCATTCTGGCCACTCAGAACGTGAAGCGTGGGAAGGGTACAACGTAATAGTTGTAATTCTTGATGAGATATCTGGATTCGCTATTGAAAATACAACTGGCCACGATCAAGCTAAAACAGGAAGTGCAGTCTATGATATGTACAGGGCATCAGTCGATTCTAGATTTCCAGATTTTGGTAAAGTTATCTTATTATCATTCCCTAGATTTAAAAACGATTATATTCAACAAAGGTATGATGCTGTGGTAGGGGAAAAAGAAACTGTAATAAGAGAACATAAATTTAAAATGTATGAAGAAATAGCAGACGGAACAGAAGGTAATGAGTTTGAAATTCAATGGGAAGAAGACCACATTATTTCCTATAAAATACCTAAAGTTTATGCTTTAAAAAGACCAACGTGGGAAGTAAATCCAGTAAGAAAAATTGACGATTTTAAAACAGCGTTTTTTACAAATCCAACCGATGCTCTGTCTAGATTTGCCTGCATGCCGCCTGATGCCGTAGATGCATTTTTTAAGTCAAGAGAAAAAGTAGAAAAAGCATTTAATGTAGGACAGGTTGCAGTAGATAGCTTTGGAAGACTAGAAGAATGGTTCTTGCCAGATCCAGATAAAAAATATTTTTTACATGTAGATTTAGCTCAAAAGCATGACCATTGTGCGGTAACAATGGCTCACGTTAATAGATGGGTAAATGTAAAAGTAACTGACACCTACTCCCAGCCAGCGCCAATTGTAGAGGTTGACGCTGTAAGATATTGGACTCCAACAAAAGACAAGTCGGTAGACTTTACGGAAGTAAAAGATTACATCCTCTCTCTTAAAACAAGAGGATTCAATATTGCTGTATGTACCTTTGACAGATGGAACTCTCATGATATGATGCAACAACTAAAACAATATGGCATCAATACAGAGATTCTATCTGTCGCCAAAAAACATTATGATGATATGGCAATGGTTGTGGCTGAAGAGCGATTGATTGGACCACACATACCGTTATTAATAGATGAGCTTTGCCAGCTTAGAATAATGAGAGACAAGGTTGACCACCCAAGAAAAGGGTCTAAAGACTTGGCAGACGCTACATGTGGCGCTATATTTAATGCAATTAGCAGAACAAGATTTGACAATAATCAAGAAATAAATATACATACTTATGAATCAATGAGCTATGACAATGATTTTGGTTCTAAAGACGACCCAGATACAACATCTTATAATATGATTAGGGCACCAAGAATGCCTGAAGATTTAAGAGACGCAATGGATAGGATGCAAATTATATGAGTGAATATCAAAAAA